GACGATATGATGAACCCCAGTACCAAGGTATTCGCCTTCCCTATCGCCTCACCAGAGGGCGCTGTGACGGCCTCAGACATGGGTGCGATGGAGCAGTTGAATTTGTGGGAGTTGTACCAAGATTATTGGTGCGAGCACAAGCCCTCAATGACCTGCTACTACCGGGATCATGAGTTTCTGGAGGTTGGGCAGTGGCTGTACAATAAGTTTGACAAGGTGAGTGGTATATCATTCTTACCATATTCAGATCATACGTATCAGCAGGCCCCTTACACTCCTGTCTGTGCTGAGGCACTAGCGGAGATGCAGGAAGGCTTCCCTACCGAGATCGACTGGGACATAAACGAACGCTCAGACATGACCGAAGGAAGTCAGCAACTGGCTTGCGTAGCGGGAAGTTGTGAGCTATAGGAGAGCGTATGGTTACTTATACGTTGTGGCTACTCCTGCACACTAGCGGTGGTGAGTACATCTCCCTACAGGGGAAGGAGTACAAGACAGCCGAACAGTGTCTGGCAGTAGCTGAAGGACTTAAGGGGCGGCCCATATCCAACGCGGTCGTCCTAGTCGCCACATGTAAGGAGCACACGGATGCCTAGCAAGAAACCCGCCAAGGGCAAGGCCAAGGTTAAGGTCACGTCCAGCGGCAAGAAAGTAAGCTACGGTCAGGCCGGGAAGGCCAAGGACGGTAGCAAGAGAGTACAGCCGGGAACCAGCAAGGGTGATAGTTATTGCGCCCGCTCGGCCGGCATCAAGAAAGGATTGAGTAAGAAGAAAGCAAGTGATCCCAACACACCTAACAACCTGTCGCGCAAGCGGTGGAAGTGCAAGGGATCAAAGTCAACCAAGTAAGCCTGACCTCAAGGAGAGATAATCATGGCATTGTCACCCGTAACTAGAGACCAATTCGACGAGTTAGTAGCATCCTCTACCAAGTACCTACAGACCCTTATGGATCGAACCACTGAGCTGGAGAAGCGCATAGAGGCGCTGGAAGCTAAGCCTAAGCGGAGTTCTAAGACAGATGGATGATACATACTTTGAAGACGCTCGCGATATGTTCATGACTGCGGGATGGAAGACTTTTACAGAGGAGCTGGAGGAGGCGCTGTCCACCTGCACCCTCGATAGCTGTAATACTACTGAGGAGTTCTGGCAGATGCGAGGACGGCTCATAACCTTGCGACAGCTAGCGGGCTACGAGAATGCCCTGCTGGCGTCGGAAGCACAACAGGAGGACGACAATGCGTAAAATCATTGACGTCCGTTGCCGCGACTGCGGCGAAGTACATGAGGAGTTCGGCCTACTCGACGACACCTTCCGGTGCGGATCGTGCGGAGGCGAGGCCAAACGAATCATTAGCCCAGTAACCTGCCAACTTGAGGGCGTGTCGGGGTCATTCCCCGGAGCCGCTATTAAGTGGAAACGCGACCACGAGCGCAGGGCACGGGGCTAGAACCGGAGGGGCAACCGCGTTAGCCTGCGATCCCTCTATACTTACTATTCCTCCCGTTAGGGTTAAAGGAGTTTAATACTATGGCTAAAATTGTAGACGCCGAGTTCATCGAAGATGAGGCAACCGTCACCGCCGAAGATGGCACAACCGAAGAGATCGCTAGCTTTGCTGAGGAAGCCGAGGCACCTGCCGAAGCCCCAGCCGAGGAAGCGTCTGTTGAGGAGGCCCCTTCTACGGAGGACGATCTCCCTGAGAAGTACGCAGGCAAATCGACTGCTGAGATCGCAAGGATGCACCAAGAGCTAGAGAAGCGATTGGGACAACAGTCACAGGAAGTAGGGGATTTGCGTCGTCACTTTGACGAGTATGTGCAGTCCTCAATACAGCAGTCTTCTGCACCGGAAGCACCAGCCGAGGAGATCGACTTCTTCGCTGATCCGGCTAAAGCTGTAGCCGCCGCCATTGAGAACCACCCCACTCTGCAACAGGCCCAAGCGGTCGCGGCAGAGATGGCTAAGTCTCAGGCACTGGCTAAGCTTAAGACGGCTCACCCCGACATGGACAAAGTCCTCAAGGACGACAAGTTCCGTGAGTGGGTGGGGGCTTCAGACATTCGCTCCGAGATGTATAAGGATGCGGATCAGAAGTACGACTTCGCCAAAGCCAACGAACTGCTCAATCTGTACAAGGAGAGAGCTGACGTTGTTAAGCAGACGGCGGTAGTTGAGAAGCAGGCACAGAAGAACGAGATCAAGAAAGCCTCGACTGGAACCGCTCGGTCAAACCCCACCGGAACATCCAAGAAGGTTTACCGACGTCGGGATATTATTGAACTCATGAACACCGACCCTAAGCGTTATGAGGCTCTGATGCCAGAGATCATGAAGGCTTACAAAGAGGGGAGGGTTCGTTAACTTAACTCCTAAATAGGAAACTTTAAAATGGCACTTGGTACTAACCACGTAACTGGATCAGGCGTTGCTTCTGGCACGGCTGACACTTTCATCCCAGAGATCTGGAGCGACGAGATCATCGCTACTTACGAGAAGTCTCTCGTTGTTAAGCCTCTGGTTCGCGCTATGTCTATGGTAGGCAAGAAAGGCGACACCATCCACATCCCTAAGCCGGATCGTGGCGAAGCTTCTGCTAAAGCGGCAGAGACTCAGGTTAGCCTGATCGCTAGTGCTACGAACGAGTTGGTTGTTTCTATTGACCAGCACTTCGAGTACAGCCGTCTTATCGAAGACATCACTGACGTACAGGCTCTGAACAGCCTCCGACGTTTCTACACCGAAGACGCTGGCTACGCTATGGCTAAGCTGGTTGACTCTGCGATCATCGCTGAGCACACAACCTTCGCTAACCAAGTTGAAGCATCTGCTACTGGCGTTCAACCTTCAGCCGGTACTGCTGTTGCGTTCAACGACGCGGCTATCCGAGCGGCTATCCAGCTCCTCGACGACGCTGACGTCCCCGGTGAGAACCGTGTACTGGTCATCCCGCCTGCCGTCAAGCGCGACATGCTGGGTGAGCCTAACTACATCTCTGCTGACTTCGTTTCTGGTCGGCCCGTTGAGAACGGCAACATCGGTTCTCTGTACGGCGTTGAGATCTTTGTCACCACCAACCTGCCTTCTGCTGACGGCGAGACTCCTTGCCTGCTCATGCACAAAGACGCTATTGTCTTTGCTGAGCAACAGGGCGTTCGCGTTCAGACTCAGTACAAGCAGGAGTGGTTGTCTGACCTCATGACTGCTGACACCATCTACGGCACTTCCGAGTACCGTCCTGAGTGTGGTGTTGCACTGTTCTGCGCTGTATAAGTAAGATAGATCCGAGGGGAAAGCATAGAGCGAGTACCCTCCTCTTAGTCCTCCGGGGCTAAAAGAGACGACTCAAGGAGATCCCATGTCTATCACGTACAATCCAATAACCAATTTCACTGACAAGGACACGATGGGAAACAGCAACCCAGCCAAAGTCCTGTCAGGTGTGCCGTTCGATGCTGAGTTTAACGCAATCTCTGCGGCATTCCAACTGGCGGCTCCTTCACTGAACCCTACGTTCACAGGCACCGTCACCACCCAGTCCCTCTCCGTCACAGGCGAGGCTACGGTAGGTACACTCAACGGCTCCGACTCATCTACATGGGACGCCACTGCATCGGTTGTAGGAACTAACGGACCCAACTGGGACTCAGCGTATAGCTGGGGAGACCACGGGGAAGAGGGCTATGCCACCGAGGACTGGGTACTCGATAAGGGATACGTCACGTCCGGCGACGTTCCAAATAACACAGACACTACCTACACCGCCGGTCTTAACCTGTCGCTTACGGGCACTCAGTTTAGCCTAGACAGCACTTTAGTGGCTCTTACTAACGTGTACACCGACTCCGTTACTCTGGGGTTCTGGGAGATTAATCAGAACGGGGATAGTCTTCAGATCCTGCACAAGGGTATCAAGAAGATGGAGATTGATTCTTCTGGAAACCTCACGGTAGCCGGAAACGTCACGGCCTATGCCCCTCCGGGGCCAAGATAATGGCAAGAGTACGCGCGGACAACGACAATCGATATGCCCTCCGTGCGTCTTTCGTAGACGAGGAAGGTAATGTAATAGAGGGAGACAAGATCGTAATAGGCGCGTCCGGAAGCCGTAATATAGACGGCGGGGCGGCACGTTCTGTCTACCTGCCCAAGCAACTCATTAGCGGAGGAAACGCAGACAATGGCTGACATCATCCAGATCAGACGAGACACAGCGGCCAACTGGACCTCCGTGAACCCAACGCTAGCTGAAGGCGAATTTGCCGTAGAGACCGACACAGACCAGTTCAAGATCGGCGACGGCGTCACTGCATGGACAGGACTGGGCTACGTAACAGCAGGCCCTCAAGGCATCCAAGGCGAGACCGGAGATACAGGGCCTCAGGGAGAGCAAGGCGTCCAAGGCGAGCAGGGAATCCAAGGAGAGACCGGAGAGACAGGGGATACTGGCCCACAAGGCGATCAAGGCATACAGGGCATACAGGGCGAGCAAGGCATCCAAGGCGAGCAAGGCGTACAGGGTGAAACGGGGGCTGACTCCGTAGTGCCGGGGCCGGAGGGGCCTGTGGGGCCTGAGGGTCCGCAGGGTACGCAAGGAATACAGGGTGAGACAGGAGCTGACTCCGTGGTTCCGGGTCCGGAGGGGCCTGATGGTCCAGAGGGTCCAGAGGGTCCGCAGGGGCCTGAGGGTCCACAAGGCCCTGACGGTGTGTCCACTGACTACTTCAGCTTAATCTCCTCCAGCCCCAACGTAATAGAAAGACTAGGCGACTCGGTCCGTGTGACTGCTATACGGAACCAAAGTCCGTTTGTTCTTGGCGTGTCCATCAATGGAGATGGCTCTATTTCAGCAAGCGGAGGCGCCACGTTCTCTGGGACCATAAATTCTGCTCACATTGTGCCGACGGTTGCAGACACTTACAGCTTGGGGTCTAACGCCAGACCTTTCCTTAATGTGAATGCTAAGGCAGGGTTCTTCTCTGGCGCTGTGAATGCTGGTAAAGAAATCTATACAGATTGGTATATACATACAAACCAATGGCGTTCAAAAGATAAAAAAAGCGGATTGTTTCTATCTGGCGCATCCCTCAATCCAATAAATTATGCGGACGGTGGGCAAAACGGAAACTCTAACGGCGAATTATCATTAGGCAACGTCGGGAGTCAATTCAAAGACGGCTGGTTCAGCGGCACCGTTAATGCCAATAGTCTGAAGCTCAGTTCTACAACTATAGGCGGTGGATCAGGAGGCGGTGACTGTGGCTCCGTGTACATCGACGGCGGAGCGACAGGCGG